CATGCGAGCCATCTAGCTTGCAGCAAGAAGCCCCCGCCGCGCTGGTTGCCCAGCGTGACGGGGGCTCTTTGCTATCTCTATTCGCTCGGCTCTGCTTGAGTGGGGATCAGCTGGGTGCGCCACCCATGGCGCCGGTCGGCGGCCTCCTGCATGAGGTTCTCCATCTCCTGCAGGAACTGGGCCGGCCGCCGATGGGCCTCGGGGGAGACGATGAAGATGATGTCGTCGCGCGCGATGTCCACGCGGGCGACGAGGCGGCCCTCGGGCAGACGGCGCCCGACCATGATCCGTACGTTCGGGCTCGCGTCTGTGATGGTCGCTACTGGCACACGGCCCCCTTCGGTCAAGGCCTCGCCATATTCGGGCATGGCGAGACCAGGGTGCATTCGGCGCCCCCAGGCGGTCACAACATCATGCCGCGTCCGTACGACTACGGAAAGATGTGGACGTGATCCGTCCTCATGTGTTCGGAGTGTGACGTCGGGAGAAGATCGCCGCGATCTCGGCGAGCTCCTGCCGGCCGCTCTCGCTCATCTCGCCCATGCGGTCGACGACGATGCGCACGGCGCCGTCCTCGGACCACACGGCGTCGTCCTCGACGTCGAGGAACTGCTGGGCGGCCGCGCGGGCGACGGTCTGGTAGCTGAGCTGTAGGCCGCGCGCGAGCGCCGCCAGCCGGTCGCGGCGGGGGATGTCCCGAAGCTGGCCCTGCTCCAGGCGAGCCACCCAGGACGAGGCAAGCGTCTCGTCACCGGTGGCGGCCGCGAGCTGGGCCATGGAGAGTCCGAGCTTCTCGCGCTGGGCCTTCGCCAAGCGGGACAGCTGGTCGCGGGTCTGCGTCTCGTCGGCCATGACAGCCATCATCCCTCTACTCCTTGCGCTCATGTCTACCTGGTGGCGCTCGCGTCCCATAGGTCGCACTGGTCATCGTGGCGGGCATTCCGCGCCGGGGACAAATTGTCTACCCCATAGGGATGAAAACACCAAAGGCGCACGGGGGCATGTGACCGTGTTCACGCCACTCCCGCACGCCCATCGGGCTGTGCACTCCCATGCAGTAGACAAACTGCCCCCACGGTGCAATGCTTAGTCCACTCCCGCACGGGAGTGAATCGCTGCAGGAGGACCTGTGTCCCACACCCTCACGCTGCGGTTCCGACTCCGGAACCCCCAGCTCCTCCGTGAGCTGATGAAGCACACCGGAGACGGGACCCGCACCACCGTCCGCGAGCTCGCCGACATCGCGGGCGTGCACCACTCCTTCATCGGCAAGCTCCTCGCCGGCGAGCAGGAGACGGTGACCATCGGCGTCGCAGCCGCGATATCCGGCCGGATCGGCGTGGACCTGCTGATCCTCTGGTCCCCGGTGGAGCGCGCCGACACGGCCGCCCGGCCAGCCCTCGAATCGGTGGCCGTCTGATGGCCGGCATCGACCTCTTCGAGCTGATCGGCCCTCCGTCCCCGGAGCGCGCCCGCCGCATCGTCGCGCTTCTCAAGCTCATGCCTGGCCAGCGCCCGGTCGAGAAGCCCAAGCCCGTCGAGCGGCAGTCGAAGGCCGCCTGACAGCAAGAAGGCCGCCCGCGTCACCGGACGGCCAGGCCCAGCAACACCCTCACAGAGAAAGGGAGGCGGGACCGATGTCCAAGCCTACCGAACCCCTCACGCCAGAGCGCCTCGCCGAGATCCAGGCCCGCGCGGACGCCGCCACCCCCGGGCCGTGGCAGTGGCACATCAGCCGCCGCACCCTCGACTACCGGCTGCAGACTGCCGGCTGGGACGTCGTCATGGGATTCGCCCGCTGGGGCCGGAACAGCGCCCAGCCCGAGTTCAACATCGACGGCCTGCTGCACCACGGTGCAGACCTCGGCCAGCCGCACCCCGACGCCGAGTTCATCGCCCACGCCCGGCAGGACGTCGCCGACCTGGTCGCCGAGGTCGGCTGGCTCGCCGCCGAGCTCGCCGACCGAACCGCCGAACTCACCACGTCCGCCGGCGTCGCCGAGCAGGCATGGGAGCGGAACACCGCGCTGCTCGCCGAGAACGCCCGGCTCCGCGCCGAGCTCAACGCGAAGGCCGAGCGGGCGTGGGACGACCCGGTCACGCTCGACGCGCAGGCGTACCGCTACCTCGCCGACGGCATCAGCGCCACCATGGCCGACCAGTCCGAGTGGGACGGCGACGACTCCGAGGAGGCCATCCTCCTCCGCTACGTGCAGCACCTCGCCGAGGCCACCGCGGTGTGTGCCGACTGCGGGCACCTGCAGTCCGCGCACCACGACCACACCGACGGCGACCCCAGCGGCTGCGACGCCTCGGGCGCCAAGGTCCGCAAGTGCACCTGCTGGTACTTCATCCCGACCACCGCCGAGGCCGCCCGATGAGCATCACCACCATCGACCGCGCCCTCGCCGCCGACTGGCCCGCTCTCAACGGCGACCCTGCCGAGTGGTCCGCCGAGACGCGCGAGGCCTGCCACCAGGCCGCCGCCCTGCGCACTGCCGCCCTGCGCCGCCCCGGTATCCGCGACCTCGTGGGCCAGTTGGAGTTCCGCACCTACCGCCCCGCCTACGGCCCGCTCGCCCCGCACCTGACGACGTGCTGGCTGACCCGCGAGGACGCGCGGCGGTACGCGCTCATCGTCCCCGCCTTCTACAACTGCCTCGACTACCTGCGGCTCGTGACCGTGAGCGTCGTCGAGCAGGCCGCCGGAGCCGGCATCGTCGAGATCGGCGAGCCCCGGCCCATGCCGCCCTACAACTACGGCGGCCGGTACCACTGGCGGACGATCCAGCAGGGTCAGCCGCTGCGCCTCGCCCAGCACGCGGGCGGCACCCTGTGAGCCCCCTCGCCGCCCTGGCCGCGCGCCGGGCCCTCCGCATCGCCCGCCGAGACGCCAACCGGCCGTGCTGCTTCGGCCGCTGCACCAGCGCCGACGAGCGCACCCGCGCCACCGCCCAGCCGGTCGAGCGCTTCCCCAACCTCCGCATCCCCGCCCAGCGCGCCGAGGAGTCCTGATGGCCAAGTGGCAGAACAGCGCCGCGTGCCGCACGGCGCCCGACGACGAGCTGTGGTTCCCCGACAGCTACACCAGCCCGGCCGGCCTCGCCGCGGTCGAGGAGGCCAAGAGCATCTGCGCCTGGTGCCCCGTCCGCCCGACCTGCCTGCGCGAGGCGATCGCCAACGAGGGCGCCCGCAGCGCCGACGGCCGGTCCGGCATCCGCGGCGGCATGACGCCGAGCGAGCGCGTCGCCGAGCACCGGCGCCTCGTCCGCCTAGCCCGGAAGCTGGTGGCCGCATGATCGCCACCGGCAGCGACGAGCAGAGCGCCCACATCGCCCAGCTCCTCGGACAGTTCATCGTCAACGCCGCCAACCACTCGCCGAGGTCCCTGCAGACCACCATCGGCCCGTCCGAGATCGGCGACCCGTGCGAGCGGAAGCTCTCCTACAAGGTGGCCGACTGGCCGACCACCGGCGGCGACCGCGACCCCATCGCGCCCGTCATCGGCACCGGCTTCCACGCCTGGATGGAAGAGCAGTTCACCGCCCGCAACGACGCCGGCCGCTACAAGATCGAAGAGAAGGTCACCGTTCGGGACAGCCCCATCGAGTCGGCCCGGATCCGCGGCTCCTCCGACCTGTACGACCGCGTCACCCGCACCAACTACGACTGGAAGCTCGTCGGCGTCAGCAGCCTCGACAAGTACCGGCGCAACGGCCCCGGCGCCCAGTACCGCATCCAGGCCCACCTCTACGGCCTCGGCCAGGAGAACGCCGGCGAGAGCCCGGCCCGCGTCGCCATCGTCTTCGTCGGCCGCTACCACGAACTCCGCATCCACGTCTGGTCCGAGCCGTACGACCGGCAGGTCGCCCTCGACGCCCTCGCCCGGCTCGACCGCATCCGCCAGCGCGTCCTCGACCTCGACCCGGAGGCCAACCCCGCCGCCTGGGCCCAGATCCCCATGGACGAGCACGCCAAGTGCCGCTTCTGCGACTGGCTCCTGCCCGGCAGCACCGACCCCTCCAAGGGCTGCCCCGGCATCCAGACCGGCCGCACCGGCTACGAGGGGCTCATCGGATGAGCGCCGACCAGGCCCACTGCGGCAAGTGCGGCCACCGGGTCTTCCTTCGGGGAAGCCGCCTCGCCCCACCCAGCCAGTGGCTCTTCCACTGCCTGATCGACGGATGCCTGTGCGTCCTCGACACCAGCTGCCGCCCGACCCGGGGCGGAGTCCGCAACAGCAAGGAGCAGAACAGCATGAGCACCCCGCAGCAGAGCGCCGACGACTTCCTCATGGGCGGAGGCGGCGCCCCCTCCGCCAAGTTCGGCGGCTTCGGCGTCACCGTCGGCGGCCGCATCACCGAGCCGGCCCAGGTCCAGCAGCAGCGCGACGTCCAGACCGGCGAGAAGAAGTTCTGGAAGGACGGCAACCCGATGATGCAGCTCGTCGTCACCGTCCAGACCGACCAGCGCGACCCGTCCATCCCCGACGACGACGGCCGCCGCAGGCTCTTCGTCAAGGGCCAGATGAAGACCGCGATCCAGGACGCCGTCAAGCAGGCCGGCACCCGCGGCCTGGAGGTCGGCGGCCACCTGCAGGTGACCTACACGCACGACGGCCCGAAGAGTAACCCGGCGTTCTCTGCGCCGAAGCAGTACCGCGCCCAGTACACCCCGGCCGCTGCCGCCGAGCTGCACGCCCCCGACCCGTACGCCGCCCTCGGCGCCCCGCCCGCCGCGGCCCCGGCGCCGATGGTGCCCGGCTTCACCGCCGAGCAGATCGCCGCCGCCCAGCGCGACCCGGCCCAGGCCGCCCTCCTCGCCCAGCTCCAGCAGGCCCAGCAGCGCGCCCCCGCGGCCGCACCGACCGCCCCGCCGTTCTGATCCCGCCAGCTCCGCCCGGCGCCGCAGCACCCGCGGCGCGGCCCCGGGCGGCACCACCAGCCCGACCGGACCCGACAGGGCAGCCGGC